ATTCAAGTAGACATCAGCAAACCCTGCATCATACGCTAGTGTGTTTCCTGCTGTGTCTGCACCAGTAAATGTTGTTTGTCCTGACGTTGCAGTATAATTAAATCTTTGTGATGTACCATTAACTGTACTACCTGCCGCCGCCCAACCTGACGCTTTGTAAACTTTTAATTCATTTGCATTTGTATCAAAATATAAATCTCCAACATTTAAACTTGATGTTGGTGCTGATGCTGAAATTCTATATACTTCAGCAAAATTATTTACTGCCGCTAAGTTTGTAGCTACAGTATTGATATTTGTAATACCACCTGCTACTGCTGTGATATTAGAATTTGCTCCTGCTACTGTATTAATGTTTGTATTGTTTCCTGCAACTGTGTTGATGTTGCTAGAATTAGAATTTACAGTTGATATTGCTGAAGACAAACCTGCAACTGTATTAATATTTGAACTGTTAGAATTTACAGCATTAATATTAGTCGCATTACTGTTTACTGCTGATACTGCTGAACTTATACCTGCTACTGAAGTAACATTTGCGTGAATACCTGCAACTGTGGTTACGTTAGCTGATATACCTGCTACTGTATTTACGTTAGCAATGCCAGTACCTACTGTATTAACATTAGATATGTTTGTAGCAACTGTATCTATCTCAGATGTTGCTTCGTTTAAATCGTCTGCTACAGTTTCTACTTCTGAAACTGCTTCTGCTAAATCATTTGCTACTGCAATAACTTTTGTAATATCAGTTGCTACTGTGTTAACTGAACCAATGTTAGTTGCTACTGTATTAATGTTTGTAGCGTTTGAATTATTTGTCGTAATAGCTGATATGTTGCTATTAACAGTATTAATCGCTGATATATTGCTATTAACATTGTTAAGAGTAGTCTTATCTGACGCTGATAACCACGTGTTTTCTAAGTAATTTTTAGTTGCCGCATCTTGTGCTGACGTTGGGTCTGCCACATTTGTAACTCTTTTATTTTGTGCGTCCCATTGAAAATTTGTATTAGATAATTTAATTACATCACCTGCATCATCAATGGCTTCTTGTCCCATCATAAATGCTTGTGTTGAGTCTGTATCTAAATCTGACTCAGTAAGGACTGAACCTGAAGCATAATCTGTAAGTCTTGAACCTTGTGACGTTCTACGTCTAATCTCAATAGCTGAACCATTTGCAGGTGCAGTATCAAACGTAAGTGTTGTTCCTGCGGCATTTAAAGTAAAGTTAGTGTTAGCTACCCCTGATATTGTAGTAGTCAAGTCTGCTGTACTTCTATAACTAAACGGTATAGAATAGGCTGTTGTACTGCCGTTACCAGTGTATCTTACAAAACTATTTGCCATTAAATTCCTTGATTTTAATTATTTTATCTAAAAGGGGTACTTTATAACCCTAGTAGAACATTTAGAGCACTATTGGCTTTTTCTACTTCATTTTGTTTAAAGTTTCCTCGTTTAATACGTTCTTGTACTATCTGTGGAAACTCTTTTAATATCATAGATTTAGCTATATTCTCTGCCGCATTTACATAATTTAATATTAGATTCTGTCTCATGTCCTCACCTAATACTTTATTATCAGGAAGACGATATAATTGACTTTTTTTGTCCATTACTAATTTTTCTACTATTTCTTTTAATGTATACTCTTTACCATCTTCATATCTAATTTTAACTGTTCCTACAAGCTCTCTCATTCTATCATAAGCTGTCTGACCAGTTTCTTTATTTTTAATATCTCTTAAATCTATACCTGATTTTCTATCTATCTTGTCAGGTGGTCTATAATCAAAATCTCTACCTTCAAAGAACTTAGATATTTCAGGATATTTAAACTCTGTCATAGCAAATGGTGAAGACCACAATCCTGACCTTTTACCAAGACCAAATAACCAACCATTTTTTCTATTTATAACTTCACCAAACATGTTACGTCTTGGCATAATGCTATTTTTATCTACAATTTGTGGCATTAATACTTTTAATCTATCTGATAAAGTTAATAATTCTTTATGTTCGTCCATCTCTACTCTACTTAAATATCTTAATCCACCTGATAATGGAAAGAATTTGTATAATGTTCTTGCAAATATAGAAGTACCAACTCTATCTGGTGCTCTACTTCTAGCAAAATCATCACTAAACAAAAAGTTTGCTGTTTCTATAATATTTTTAAGATAAAATTTAGATTGAATGTTTCTAGTTAAACTAGCTACTACACCCATAGATAATTCTAACATAGTATTTTCTGCTTCACTAGGTAAGTCTTCATTAGTTTCTAAATGTTTATTAATAACTTCAAACATATCTGCCATAATTAAAAACGGCATCATAATTGGGTCAAGTCTATTTACTGAAATATATCTACCATCATTAGTTTTATATGAGTATGGTTGCCAACCAGTTGTTTTTTCTCTTTCTTGATTTTCTTTATAATCTCTTGAACCACCACTTGTAAATTTACCTGCTTTTACTGCAAAGAAAGCTGATGTCCATAACGCCATACCCATTTGCATACGTGCATTAGCTTCAGCCGCCGCTTCAGGATTTAAGTATTTACCATCTTTACCCTTCATTAATGAATGTCTTACAGACACAATGCTTTTTCTAATTAAAGGTAGTTGTTCAAAATTCCATTTTAACAAGTTAGCAGGTGTATTAATAAAGTGTAATCCTAATGCTCTAGCCCATTTATGTTTTGCTGTAAAACTTAATGTAGCACCTGTAACACCTTGTTCTGTTTTACCAGTAGCAGGATTTATAGAGTATGCTGATTGTGTATATGTACCTTCTCTAGCATATTGTAATGGGTCATTAACTTCTAATCTACTAGACTCTAATATACCAGACCTTGCATTTATATCTGTTGTAGGTATAGCTTCACCAATGCCTTTTTCGTATTCACTTGTTATTTCTTTAAATCTTTTTCTATAACTATCTTTATCTAATTTACTAAACAATGGTAATGAACCTGTTTCATTTCTTATTTGTGCGTGTATCTGTGCTGTTCTTCTAGCTTTATACATTATAGTTTTAAGAAATTCGTCACCTGCTGTTAAAAATCTCATAGGCATACTTGTTGCATAAGCAACAGGATTGACTACCATCTTCTGTAAACCTTTACCTACAAAACCTAATGGCTCAGTAAGTAACTCACCAGACGCATTAATAAATTGTTGTAGTTGTCCTTGACGCATAGCGTTATCAAACTTCATTTGTTTACTATCTATAATACCTCTACCTAAATAAAAACTTTTACCAAATTGTTTAAACGCATGAGCTATGTATACATATTGCATAATGTAAGTGTCCATTGCTTCTATTGCTAATGTACCTGCTCTTTGTCTATCTGTAATAGATAGGTTAGCCGCTCTAACTAACATAATTAATGGTTTCCATTGTGTCTGAACTAAACCTGACACTATATTAATTATGTGTGTATCTGGTGAAGATAGTAAGTTATTGTTTATAAATTCATTAACTAAATCCCACTTACCAACTTTACGTGCATGTTGTAGTGCTAAGATAACTTGTTCATCATTATCTAATTTAGCTAGTGCTTTATAAAATTCTTTTGGATTAGTTTCTTGAAGGTTTTTTAATTTAGGGTCTTCAGGGTTAAGGACTAACTCTGCCGCTCTTTGTGCATCTTTATTTATTTGTTGAAATCTTTGAGCTCTTGCTATGTTTTGAGTCATGTCTTTTTGATTGATTAATATATCATCAACCATTTTTCTTCTGACTTCTAATTCTTTTATTATTTTTCTTTCTTCTGTAGGTGTAATGTTTTGTTTATGTAACTGATTAGACAACTTAATCATATCATCAGTTTGTTTAGCCATTAAATCACCATGAGCTAATATTTCTGCATACAGTTGTCTATCTGCTTTAGCTCTTGATTTACCTAATTTAATAACTTCATCAGGATTTAAACCTAATATTCTAGCTTGTTCTTCTACTTCTTTTACAGTAACTACTTTTCTTTCAATAGTACCATCAGCTAATAATCTATCTGCTGTATTTTTTAAATACATAGCTAATGACTTTGGATTGTATTTAGTGTAATTTAATAATTCTTTAGGTGGTTTAGACGACCCATCAATTCTAGTTTCTCTTAATTTTTTAATTTGTGCATCAATATCTTTACCATCTAATTTACTTTTATATTCAATATCATCTATTTCTGCATCAGTTAAATTTTTGTAATATGATTTTTTATCTTTTTTAGTAGACAAATCTGCAAACAATCTTTTACCTGTAATTGTACTTCTACCGTAGTTATGTAAATCTTCTAAGTTTTTAATAGATGTATTTTTTAATTGTCTGTTAGTTAGTTTGAATCCACCATAAGAAAATGCACCACCAAATACTGTACCAAATCCAAAACCTGCCGCAGTAGAAAATGCCATTTGTTTTAATGAAAACTCATCTTGCACACCTGTATTTATTGCAGTGTTTTGTAGCATAGCATCTTGACCTGTTGCAATACCTGCACCAATAAAGCCTTCGTACAATGCACCCTTCTTAATAGCTTGTCCCATAGCCGCTTGTTGTGCTTCTTTTTGTGCTTGTAGTATAACTTTTTTAGATACTTCTTTAGCTATCTTACCTTTAAGTGCTTCTTTTAATGCTAGTTTATATGATTGTTTTGCGGCTTGACCACCAATACCAACTCCAATTAAATTTATTGGGTCTAGTATCATAGCACCACCGTTGTCTACTAACCAGTCACCAAAACTTCTGTTAGGGTCATTCCAAAATGACGGTAATTGTTCGTAAGTTTGTTGTATGTATGAAAACTCTTGTAGTCTTGGAGCAGTGTCAGTCATAGAATTTGCCATATCCATACCCATAGATACAGAGTTATTGTTTCTCCATGACCTATCTTCGTAAAAATATTCTAATAAATCTGCATGAGACATACTATTAAATTTTGTTTCTTCACCTTCTCTATAACCATAGTATGACCTAAGAGTATTATAAAATTTTTCTGTTTGTATTTCTTCTAGTGCAGACTCAGCATTTTTTGCTTTTCTTAATCTTTTTTCTTCTTCTTCTTGTAGATTAACTGTATTACCAAAAATTGTTATTTCTTGGTTTTCATTAGATTCTGCTTCTTTTAAAA